GTGGTGGTGGAGAAGACCCAACCGATACTTTGGTAGTTATGGTTGAGTATGATGAAAATGGAAAACCAATTAAAGCACAAATAAACCACACCTCAAATAAGATGACTTCATCAGACCAACAATCAAATAGTGGACCTGTTAAAACAGCAAAAAATAATAATGAAAGAGCAAAAAAGAGTCTACCGAAAGAAGTACATAAAGAAGCAGATAAGATTGAGAAAGATACACAAACTGAAATACGAAAACAAAGAAAACTTCAAGCAGAATATGTTGGTACATATGCAAAAAGACTTGACAAATTTGCTGATGACCCTGAAATTCTTGATAAGATATACAGAAGACTTATGAATGGTAAGGATGGTAACCCACCTGGGATAAGTTCAACAGCAGCAAAATATATGGATGGTGTTCTTAAAAGAGTTGGTGTTACCCCAGGTGAACGAAAAGACTTACTAAACCCACCAAACGAAGCAGAACTAAAGAAACACCTAAAGGAATATCTAAAGATGTTAAAGGATAAAGAACCAGGTGGAGAAGACGGAGCAACTGCATTAAGTTCAAGTACAGACATACCTATAATGGTAAGATTGTTACAACAAGAAAAAATGATAACTGGAAAAGCACCGATTGACCCACCAATGCTTGATTCGGATTTAAAGAGTTATTATGAAAAACAAACAGATGCTTTAAACACTCAAAGAGAAGAGTTGAATAAACTTGGAGCAAAAAATGGTCAAGAAAATTTAGGAAATAAAACTTTTATCAGAGATTTAATTAAGAGAATGCATTTAGATATTTCAGAAGGAGCTAACCCAGGTGGAATACCAAATCAAAATTTTGAATTAATTCATGGTAGTCTTGGGTATAAGAATGAAATACGACAAGATGACAATGGTGATATGTATGAAAAAGGTAAGGGTGGTTTCTATAAATTAGATAAGAATGGTAAACCTACTGGTGAACCAGTAAAAAAAGAAGACTTAAATGACTTTGATTGTCCTGTAGTTGGAAACTCAGATACACACAGACATTGTCTTGGTCTAAAAGAAGGACAGAAAGTGGAAGAGGGGTTTGATGTGAAATATGAAGAGTATAAGATGAAAGATGGTACAACGACTATTAAGGCGTTGATATATGATAGAAATAATAAACCTATTGCAGTACAAACTTGTAGACCAAAGTCTGGTCCAGGTGGTATGATACAAGATAGTATGGTTTGGAGTAAAGACTATGAAATCTGTTTAGCAAAACAATCTAAACTCCAAGGGTATTGTGAATAATGAATACTCAATTACTATGTTCATTCTCTCAAAGGAGAGATTATAAAGATATTGTTGACCTTGTCAAAGATAGTTATGATGTTGTCTTCAACAAAATTTATATTCTGGAAAATGTTGAGAATCATAGGCAGATGATGTTAACTTATAATGTTAACAAAGGAAGTAGTATACATTTACCACATACAATTTCTTTACACAGAAAGAAACACACTAATTCATTGTACACTATAAACGCAATTAACGAAATTGTGATATTATTAAACGATGGTTCAATGGATAAAAACTTTCCAATTCCTTGGGAAAATTATCGTAACTCTATGTTACTTACTGGTGATGAAGGGTTAAAAGTTATCAAAACAAAATTATTTAAAATAATTGATGTTTAGTAAAAAAAACACTTGACTTGTATAGTAAAAGTGTTGTATATTTAGGTATGGAAAATGGGGATAGTACAACCATTTTTAAAACAAAACAAATAGGTTATAAATGAAAGTAATAGAAAAAAATTCTCGTGAAGTTATAGTAGTCCAGGAATCAGAATATAAGGATAACAAATTCGTTGATATCAGAGTTCATGGTAAAAATGATAATGATGATTTAATACCAACCAAAAAAGGTGTAGCATTAAATCCAAAGTTTGTTCCACAATTGATTGAAGCACTATTAGAACTCGCAGAAGAAAAGGAATGGGAAAATTTCAAAACTAATTAAAAATAAATTGATGTTTTCGTATTCAGTTAGATACTTATTTTTGGTTACAGAAATAGTAACTAAACAATGAATAATAATAAAATAACAAATACACTTAAGGAGAAACAACATGGCTCTTAATTTAGACCAAATTCGTAATCGTCTCAATTCACTTCAGACAACAACCTCAAGAACTAATAATATGTATAAACCACAACCTGGTAAACAAGTTGTTCGTATTTTACCTTATAAGTTCTCAGATGACACCACAGTAGGTGGTGCTTTTATTGAGCAGTACTTTCACTATGACATCAATAAAAGAACATATCTTTCACCGATTACTCGTGGTAATCCAGACCCTATCCAAGAGTTTGCAGAAAGACTAAAATCTACTGGTAGTCGTGAGGATTGGAATCTGTCTAAGAAACTCACTCCTAAACTTCGTACATTCGCAGCAGTGGTTGTTCGTGGTGAAGAGGGTGAAGGTGTCAAGTTTTGGGGTTTTGGAAAGATGGTATATGAAGAATTACTATCTATCTTAGCAGACCCAGACTATGGTGACATCACAGACCCAGTAAGTGGTAGAGATGTTCAAGTTGAAGTAAAAATGCCAGAAGAAACTGGTAAATCTTACCCAACAACAACGATTCGTGTTAAACCGAATCAAACTCCAATATCATCAGATGAAACTCAAATGAAGAATTTCGTTGAGAATCAAACAGACATGAAAGATATTTTTCAAGAAATGTCTTATGATGAGTTGAAGGAGATTCTTCAGAATTGGTTGAACCCAAGTGATGATGAAGATGAAAAAGTTGTTGCTAAAGAAACTGCAACTCCAACTGAAACAAAGTCTACTGAAAAAACAACTTCGGCAGACACGACAAAAGTCACTAATGTAAGTGACGCATTTGACGAATTGTTTAATTCATAAAAAGACAATCAATATAGTGGGTGGTATCCTACAGAACTAAGCGATGAGATGGCTGTGTTTGTACGCCTAACTACCCACTTTTTTACATAGAGGAAAGAAATTAATGAAAAAGAAAGAGACAATACGAGACGAACTTGCCGAAGTACTTGCTGATAAATTAAATAATCAGTTCAAGGATGGTAAAGTCGCATATTTTCTTGATGGGGCTACTGAGTCACCATCTTCAATTAAAGACTGGGTTTCTACTGGTTCATCAATGTTAGATTTAGTAATATCTAACCGAGCAGATGGTGGTTTACCCGTTGGTCGTATAACTGAGGTTACAGGTCTTGAAGCATCTGGTAAATCGTTATTGGCAGCACATACTCTTGCAAACACTCAGAAAAAGGGTGGAGTGGCAGTTTATATTGACACAGAGAGTGCCGTTAGTCATGACTTTTTAGAAGCAATAGGTGTTGATTTAGAAAAAATGTTATATGTACCACTTGATACAATTGAAGACATATTCTCTGCTATAGAGCATATTATAGATACGATTCGCAGTTCAGACAAAGATAGGTTAGTCACAATTGTGGTTGATTCAGTAGCCGCAGCATCTACGAAAGTTGAGATGGAAGCAGACTTTGATAAAGATGGTTATGCGACAACTAAGGCAATAGTAATTTCAAAGGCGATGAGAAAGGTTACAAATTTCATTAGTCGTGAAAACATATGTCTCTTATTTACAAATCAATTGAGACAGAAGATGGGTGTTATGTTTGGAGACCCTTGGACAACAAGTGGTGGGAAGGCGTTAGCATTCCATTCTTCTGTTCGGTTGAGACTAAAAAACCTTGGTCAGATAAAACAAAAAGTATCTGGACAAGACCAAACAATTGGTATCAAAACCAAATGTCAAGTAGTAAAGAATAGGATGGGGCCTCCAATGAGACACGCAGACTTTGATATCTACTTTGATTCTGGTATTGATGATATTGGTAGTATATTAAAAGTTCTTAAGAACTACAAACTTGTTAAATCTGGTGGAGCGTGGTATACATTAAAGATTGATGGTAAAGAAGATATCAAGTTCCAAGCAAAAGACTTTGAAGAAATACTTAATAGAGATGGTATGAAAGAGTATTTATATGAATTGATTTGTGACAAACTCATTATGAAATATAAAGAAAGACCAAACCATACTATTGGTGAAGATGTTGAATATGATAACGAAGTAGAGGGATAGAGTATGCCAAAGAACTATTTGGAAATGTTCAATGACCTTGTAGACGAAAAAGAACATCAATCAAAGTTTTCAGATAAGAACGATAGAATACTTTTAATAGATGGTCTGAATACATTCATACGAAACTTCTCTGTTAACCCAGCAACAAATGACGATGGTCTTCATGTCGGTGGGTTAGCAGGTTCTCTTAAATCAATTGCATTAGCAATTAGAACAACATCACCAACTGCTTGTGTTGTTGTTTTTGATGGTAAGGGTGGTTCTACTAAACGAAGAAAGTTATTTCCAGAATACAAAGCAAATAGAAAAGTACATCGTAGACTAAATAGAACTGATTTTCACGATGGTATAAACGAAGAAGAAGCAATGAAAAGACAAATTGTAAGACTCTTTGATTATTTAGAAACACTACCTGTAAAGACTATGATGTTTGATGGTATGGAAGCAGATGATGTCATAGGATATGTATGTTCTAACTTATATCCCGATTCAGAGAAAGTAATTTATTCAATGGATAAGGATTTCTATCAACTGGTAAATGACAAGGTCTCTGTTTATAGTCCAATCAAGAAGATGACAATTGATGAGAAATGGATTGACCATGAATTTGGTATGACACCAAATAACTATTTAA